CAACGTAATAGTACTTTCCCTGTTCGTGTTGCACACCCTCATCCATTTCAGCAACTGGATTTGGCTGCTTACGAACTTGGGTTAGGTGACCGGGTCGCTAATGTTAAGGACAATATACGTTACATTCATAATTGGAGGTACGTTATGGTCCATCTCAAAGCGACTCTGTTCACTATGATATGTATGGGTGAGATTTCACTTGCTAATGCTGATATCTTTGATAGACAGCGACAGGTGTATTATACCCTCCATGCGTATTTTTATTTGATGTATGAAGAATTTATTATCTTCATGTACAAATTATGGGAAAGCAGTGAGACTTATTTCGCAAGTGATAATGCCACTTACGTTATTCTCGACTGGTTGGTAATAATCACCTTGTTGACGGTTGGTTACAAGACAATGCAGTTCACGCTTAGAGCGTGCAGGTACGTCTGTGACAGTTTTCAGCGTAATAAGAGTTTATTTGGTTATAAAACCTTGAAAACTACTAACGCGCAACCGGAGACTAAATTTATTTCCGAACGAACGGTAGATGGCGGCGCCAGGCTGTATGAGTTTCTTTACAACGGTGAATTAATCGTTGTTAGACGCAATGACGCAACTGACGTGACCATTGAGGAGATGGCATTACCAGGTTCAGATTTATATCCAAGTGCTGAACGCTCAATTGGCGCTATATTAGTTGCCACTGACACCAGTGATTTAACCGTCGTTGGTTGTTTTTGGCGTTATAAGGATTACCTTATAACAGCTAGACATGTTGCTAATACCATTAATTCTGGTATAGCTCAAGTCTATCTTGCTAATACCAAGGAAGCTAAGCGCGGTAGTTGGCACCTTAACTTAGACGTGATTTCTTTCAACAAAAATCGCTTCTCCCTCGAGGCTAACGAATACAAAGGCGAAATTGATGTCTTTGCTATTCTGTTGTCGCCGTCGGAATGGAGTCGATTGTGTGTAAAGACCGCGTCTGTTAAGAAAGACAGTATGTATAATCAAACAATTTCAGCTGTTGGTTTTGTAAACGGTACCCTCATGACAAGTGCGGGTAAAACCCTCACAGAATCCGGTATAACTGAGTTGTGGCATACTGCTAGTACTAACAGAGGATTTTCTGGATCTCCCATTTATTCTGGAAATAGTGTAGTAGGTATGCATGTGGCTGGTAACCCCAAGAAGAATATAGCGATTCGTATTGAGGCTATCTTAGCTAAATTGAGAGTTGATGAATCAGACTTACCCGATAGGTATGATGTATCCCGTGATTGGAAATTTAAAGGACGGAAGGTTGATGTTGAACAATTTGAAGATGATTTCGTGTTGATTGGTGATAATGGTGCTGTTAAGTACGGTTACACTCAAGATGACATTGATGACATGTTCTATTCTAAGAAACACAGCGATGCCGATCTATTAGATAAATTAACGGGTCGCAACAAACCTAATCGTTGGGTTGATTATGAAGATGAGTGTAATTTTCCTTATCGTGAACTCCCTCAGGAACGCCCCGTTCATTGTAATAAATCACCTGAACGTGATGAGGAGGTTTCTGCTTTTATTGATGCGAATGATGAACACCTTAAGAGTATGGGTTACGATTCAACGAAATACATTTATCCAGTTATTGATGCTGGCTTAGAAGAGGAGAGCGTGAAGAATCATTTAAAACTATTCGATGAACGTTCCAAGTTAAAGACAGTTAATTTAACTGATGATCAACGCAAACGCGTTATTAATGTAGTACTTAATATGATTAAACCTAATAAGTATGAACCTAATGTAAATTACAAAGATAAGAGCAATTTCTTAGAGATAATTGACTCTACTTTGGTTAAGGTCGGTAAAAGTCCGGGTCAGCCGTATCAGGCTGATGGCATGCCCACTAATGGGGTAGTCCTTAAACGTATTGGTAAGATTGGAGTGGCTCAGCTAGTTTTAGATAAATGGAATGAGGAATTTCAACTTAAGTGTTTTTTGAAGGCTGAGCCTACTAAACATTCTAAGATTGAACGAAACATGCTACGTGTTATAACTGGTTTACCACTGCATAAAATGATTAAACATCAAGCGATTTTCCGCGAGATGTTGGAAACCGCTGTTGATAAATTTCATGAATCCGCAATTAAATACGCTTTCAGTCCTCAAGTACCAGGCCATATTAAGAATATGGCTGATTTATTTGGTGATCGTAAAGTTTATGAAAGTGATAAAAGTAATTGGGATTTCATGTTTAATGGTGAAGCGTTTTCTATATGTGAAGATATAGTTACGCAGTTAGCTGTACAGCCAAATGACATGACTGATGAAGCATTTGGTGAGTATCTTGATGACGTACGTAGCTCCTTTAGGGAGGTTTATAAAGACGCCAAGTATCGTTGCACTAATGGTCACGTTTATCAACAAACACGTGATGGTATAATGAAAAGTGGTTG